CATTAAATTGTTTAAGATTACACTCCAGGTGTTCCGAAGATTCCTCTCCAGTCTGAACATCCAAATGCGTATCTCTCTCTAGCTTTGTATCTAACGTTTCCAGTATCGAAATCGCCTTCCATTGAAGTTTTCAACGGTGCTCTATCGAAATGTTTCATTCCGTTAGGTACATCAGTGATCATGAACCAAGCGTCAGTATCAGCTAAATAATTATTAATTACAAAACCTTCTGGAACTGCTCCCATTGATTTAACTGCATTAATATCATTGTCTGCTGTCTGAGTTCTACCTTGAGATTTCATCAATCGCTCTGCAACGAACTGCAAGTTAACCGGAAGAACCATTCTTCTCGGTTTAGCTGCAATTTTAAGACCTCTTTCATCTTTAGCTTGCGCGATCTGAATGATCAGCGCTTCTAAAGAAGTTTCATTTAAGTCTGCTGCGTTAGTTAACAAGTTACTTTGATTACCAGATAACGTAGGGTGAGAATTTACAATAAGAAATTGTCCATCGCCGAAAGTTCCAGCTGTGAACGCATTGTTAAGTAAAGCCGCGCCTTTAGTATTCTTAGTACTCGCCATAGATCTTGCTAATGCTTTTGTGTATCTAGAAGAAAGTCTGTCATAAAGGTTGTCCTCTATTGCTTCTTCTGTGATTGCAAAAGCTAGTGCAATTGTTTCCATCGTGTATCTAGCAGTGTAAGTTTCCTGAGCTGTATCAAAACTTACGTTTTGACCTTCAGGTTTTACTGCTGCATCACCAAAACCAGATAACATTACTTCCTCTTCGAAAGCTCTGTCAGATGATTCTGTTACGTAGATGTCTTTAGTTTGATCTGCGTACTGTTTGTATTCCAACCCGAATAAAGCGTTTAAACCGGGCTCTAGCTCTTTGATGAGCTGCTGTCGTGATATTGCCATAGTTATTTACTCCTATATTCCAGTTAGGTATACATGTTTACCGACATTGAATCTAACTATCCAGTTAGAGTTCGCTGTTGAAACGTCGCTGTTTGAAGGATCTTCAGATAATCTAAGAACAGTGAACATATCGTTTGCTCCTGCTGTTCCAGATAATTCCTCTTTAGATCTACCATTACTTACTGCTGTTCCTGCTGTATAAACCATATCACACGCTCTTCCCACAACTGCTTGAGTGTGAGTTCCAGCCGTCTGAACTTCGAATAAGTCATCAGGATCATCATAAATAAAGGCATTCGCTGCTGCAGCTACGTCACCAGGCCAGTAGTTTTGAAACGTTGGTTTCTGAGTTGTTGGATCATCGTAAAGACAACCGTTAAAGATACCTACATTACGTGTTGCATCAGTTTCAGATGGGCCTACGTATCCAGCAGTCACAGTTGTGCCGCCTTCTACTTTTAAGCCACCAGAACCTGCTAATGCAACAACGTCACCAGCATAAATCGCAGCAGTTTGTCCTGATGCAATTTTGTACTGTGAAGTACCATTAGAAGTTGGTCTACTACCTAATCCGCCGACTTGTCTGAAACCGAACGGTGCGTCTATATTTGCCATAGTATACTCCTTTGTGAATAGTTTTATCTATTCACGGTTAATTTAAATCGATAGTAGGGAATTGGTCGTTATCCCGAGAAAGACTATTCGTCCTTCTTTGTACCACCGAAGGTTACACGAGTCTGCCTCTCTTGATTGATCGGCATACTTGGGTGCTGTTCCTTATTCAAATCGTGTTTTAAAGCTTCGTCGGCAGATCTTACTTCTTCAGCAAAATAAGCCTCACGAGATTTAGCGATCTCTTCAGGTACCCTAGCCAGCACTAGGCCACCAACTCCGATCACTCCAGCGTATTTACCGTCTTTATTCACTGGATAGTCTGTGTCAGGATATTCGTCAGCTCTCACTAATTCGTATCCGCTTCTAAGTCTTCCTTGGATATTTCTCGTATCGTCAAAACCTAGAGTCTCAGCTCTTATCCATCTGTGCCTAAAGCCGTCAGGCGCCGGTGGTGCATCTAAAGATGATGGTGGAGTCCAAACTTTTGGTCTTTCAGATTTAGACCTTGTTAAACTCGCACGAGAAGTTTTATTGTTTTCCATATGCTATGCTCCTTCCGTGTTTAATACTTGTTTCGCATACTCTTCGAGTGGCACACCTAATTTTTTTGCAATTTGCACCTGTGAAGATGTGAGGCTCACAGTTTTGCGACCGGGTTTTACACCTCTGCGAACAGGGGCAACCGTCTGAG